CCCCGCGAGCGGCCCCAACAACCCCGCCCCCAGCCCGATCCCCACGCCCCCGATTTTGGCGAGCGTCGCCCCGAACTTCTTGAACCGGGCGGCGATCCGGTCGAGGTGCTTCGTGATGTTGTCCTTGACGAATATCTCGACGAACGCGCCGCCGGCACGCACCGCCCCACTCTGTCCGCCTCCTCCCGGCAACGGCATGACCTACCCTCCGTGTTGCACCATCGTCTTCAACCCCCGCACCATCATCCGCACCGCCCGACGCGACTCCTTCTTCCGCTCCTCCTCCGTCGGAGGTCGCCGCGTCGCCTCGCGGAACGGGTTTGCCTCGATCACCTCTTGCAACTTCCCGGTGACCGCCGCCCCGACGCCCACCCCAATGCGAATCAACTCTGCGTCGTACCGGCCGGCGTTCATCCAACAGAGTTTCCGCAGTGTCAGGCGGTCGGGATCGACGCCGACGGCGCCGGCGAGTTCCCAGCAAAGTTGTTCGATATCAGCCGGTCCATCTCGACCTCGACCGCCGCCGTCAGCTTCTCGTCCATTGCCGTCAGCCCCCGGGCCAGCCCCGCCTTCATCGCCTGGGCCACCCGGGAACGGGGGAAAAAATCGATCATCGCCCCGATCAGGGCTTCGGCCGCCCCCTCCAACGTCGGGCCGTCGAACAGGAACGCGAACTTCTCCGGCGTCACCCCCGCCTTCGTGGCCTGGTCCTCGCACAGCACCCACAACACCCGGACGAGCGCCCCGGGGTCGGTGAACAACAGGTCGGCCGCCGCCTTCTCGGTCTTGAACAGACTCCCCAGATCGACGTCGGCGTCGGCCTTGACCTTGCCGAGCGACCCCACGGTGACGCTCACCCGCCACTCGACCCCCGCCCCGTCCTTGAACGACGCCATTACGCAACCCTCGTGGAGATGCCCAGCTTCCCGAAAAGCGGGGCGAATTTCGGCAACTCGGCGAACATCGCCGGTCGCATGTACGGCCGGGCGGCGATCGACACCGTCCGATACCGGGTCGGCAGGTGGCCCCACCGCCGGCGGGACCGCAGGTCGGCCCGGACCCATTCACCGGACCGCCGCTGCCGTTCCAGAATCGTGATCTGCCCGCCCCGTTCGAGAACGCCGGGCACGGTCCCGGTCACCGGCCGCCCCGCCTTGTCGAAGAACACCTGATTCGTCGCCGACGGGCCGATCACCACGGAATGCGTTGTCGCGTCGTACGCGAAGAACAGGAACTTGACGAGCGTACCCTGGTGAACGTACGGCGGTTCGCCCGGTCGACTGACCCCCTTGCGGCTGGTCACCTTCGACTTGACCCCGAAACTCCGCTGCACCACGTGCCGGAGCATGGACGACTGCGCCCGGGTGCGGACGAACGCCCCGAACCGGGACATGACCGCCCGCTCCTGCTTCGTGAGGTTCTTCACGACCGCGCCGCGGTTGAAGAACCCCGCCTGGAACTTGAACAGGGTATCGACGGCCGAGAACTTGCCGGGCAGTTTGACCGAGAACATTGATTATCTCGGGCCGTCCCGCTACGGGGCGATGGCCGAGTACGCCAAGGCCGGGCCGGCGCCGACGGCCGCCGTCTTCGGGACCTGGATCGCCGAGTCGGGGATGAACTCCGCGTCGAAGAACTGGGCCGACTGCAACCCCTGGTCGACGCCGAATTTTTTGATGTAGAAATACCCGCGGTATCCTTGGGAACTGACCACGTCGTTCGCCCCGTCGAGGACGAGGAAGTCGACCGCGGTCGGCCCGTGGTACGCCGCGAGCAGGGCGATGAAATTCGTGTCGTCGTCGTCGTTCCGGACCTTCGCCGTCCACCCGAGGTTCAGCGTGGTCGGGACTTCGACTTCGATTCGGCTGGCCCGCGTCGTCGCGTTCGCGGTGTTCCAGTCTGAGTTGATTTGCACGTCGCCGAGGATGGTGATCTCCGACCACGTCGGCGACCCGTACGTGCCGGTGTTCCGGTAGGCTTTGCCCTTGATGCCGATTTTCGCCTTCGCCATTGGTCAGCCCTCCCAGAACGCCAGTTGAACTTCGGACCAAAACAAACGGCCCTCGGCCCACGCCCCCGGGTTTACCAGGTCAACGATGCCGGCCGCTTCGGTCGGGTGGATCGCGGCGCCGGCAATCAGGTCCAACGTCGTCTCGTCGGTTAGCGGGGCGTGGATCGTGTCCTCGACCCACTCGACGACCGTGTCCGCCCACGCCCGCCGCTCGGGCTCCGTCCGGTAGTCCGTCGGCACCCGTTCGGCCACCACCACCGACACGTCGAATACCTGTGCCCGTCGGCCCCGGGTCCGGCCCTCGTTCGTGAACCGCTTCCGGGTGGGGAACACGTACACCCACCGGCCGACCAGGTTCTCGTAATAAGCCCGCTCGACCTGGGTGTCGGGCGGCACCCGCCGCTCCACCGTCGCACCGTTCGTCGGCTCCTGGTTCGCCCGGATGTAGGCGACAACCGCGTCGACGATTTCGATCACACGGGCGGCCATCAGTTCCCCCGGTCGTCGGTGACCCGCTTCACGTGGACCCGGTACCGGGTGCGATCCGGGTCCGAATACCGCCACGCCGGTTCACCGGTGACTGGCAGGACCTCGAACGTCAGGTCCGTCCCGTTCACTGATTCGACAAAGCGGTCACCGTCCGCCGGCTCGACCGCCCGCCCGCCGATGATGTAACTTGCGACGGGAATCAGGTAATCCCGCTCGCCGAATTCAATCGCCGACGGACCGACGTCGGTATGCCGGAAAACCGTCCGCCCGACGATCGCGTCTGTGATCGCGCCCGTCCGCGTCGGCTCCCCGTCGAACCGGCGGGACACCGTCAGCGTCACCGCCGCCACCGCTTCCAGACCGCGGTCGAGTAGTGCCCGGCCGCGGGTGAACAGGTTCGACACGTCAGTCCCCGGCGAGTGAATGCGGACCGGCCGTTTCCGCCCGGTCCGCCGCCTTGATCAGGTGGTGAAGGTCGGGGGCCATGAGGAAGACCACGGCGTCGGACTTGTTGCGGAACGACCCGAGCCGGAGGTCCTTCACCTTCTGATCCCGCCGCTGTTCCGGGATCGTGTCGCACACCTTGACCACGTCGCCGGCGATGACCCGGCAGACGTGGTGGCCGGTCTGCTTGATCGTCGTCCCGGGCACGTCGGCCAACAGGTCTTCGACCTCGACCTCGACGCCGTGCGGGGGCTTGCCGTCGGCGGCCGCCTTCAACCGGTCGAGCGGGGTTTCTTCGATCATGTCATTGCTCCGAAAAGCGGGCGACCGCGCGGTCGACGGCCAACTGGTACGTGTCGGTGGACGGCGTCTTTTCCAGGTGAATCAACAGGCACAGCGGCCCGGCCGCGGCGTTGACGTTGAACACGGTCGACGGCAGGACGTTCACGCCATCGACGTAAATCTGCACGTCGGCCGGGTCCCGGAAGTCGAACCACACTTCTTTCCGGCTCGCGACGTCCGACCCTTCCGTGTACGTCTTCGTGGTGTCGGTCGCCGCGACCTCCGTCGTCCCGTCGTCCGACTCCGCCTTGATCGCGGTCGCGTTCGCGTCCAGGTGGATGAACACGCTCTCGGCGATGTTGTCGGCGTCCGTCGCGTTCGTCGCGTTGGCGACACCCATCGACACGTCGACCACCGTCCCGGTCCCGCCGGACGGGACGCGGAAGACGAATTCGACGATTGCGTTCGCGTCTTTTGAAAACCCGTCGATCGATAAGGCATCGACCTTCTGGGCTTCGTTCGTCGCCGTCAGTTCAAACCACAGCGACCCGCCCCGGGCCTGCGGGGGTAGAAACCCGCCGAGGGCCTGGGTCCCGACTGGCACGGTTGCGAACCCGTCCCGCAACAGGTCGATGTCGTCCCGCGGGTTGACGTTGAGGATGACGCTACACGTCGCGTCGGCCTGTTCGGCGTCGGCCGCCATCCGGCCGAGATAGTAGTCCCGGTCGTTGACCTTCTTGAAACTGACCTGGTTCGCCGAGTGGTCCCAGTACGCCCGGCCGCCCTTCAACAGCTTGTAGGTCGTCGGCTTCGGGAGCGTGATCCGCCCGGCCACGTTCGGCGAAAATCGCGTCCCGGAGTCGACGCCGGTCGTCGAGTCCAGATACCCGGCCCGGCCGTCCGGTACCTGCCACACTTCCCCAGCGGCGACCGCGGCCCCGGCCGTAAGGCTGGGGCTTTCGCTCGTGCTGATTCGCGTGGCTTCGGCCATCGGTCAATTTCGCGTCCGTCGGTTCAGAGTTCGGGCCGGCCACCGCGGCGGGCCCGGGAGTGTCGCTACGCCTGGGCGTCTTCCTGCATCGTCCGCACGCGCACCCGGCACTGCACCTGACCCGGGCTGTCGTTCGAGGACTTTTCCAAGTGGAACAGGGCGAACAGCGGGCCGACCGCGAGGGCGATGTTCCCGAGGTTGGCCGTGGCGTTCAGCACCTCGACGCCGTTCACGTAATACTTCACGTCGGACGGGTCGCGGCCGTCGAGCGTCAGCCGAACGGGGGTGCCGACCGCGAAGTCGATCGTCGTGTCGGTCGCGGCGACCTCGGTCGTACCGTCGTCCGACTCGGCGTCGATGTTCAGGTCTGCGCCGAGGTCGAAGTGGAAGAACGCCGACTCGGCGATCGAATCCGCGTCGCTCGCGTGCGTGGCGTTGGCCACTCCGATCGACAGGTCGCCCACGTCGGCGTCGCATGTTTCGACGACGTTGACCAGAGCCTCCAAGACCCAGTTCGACCCAAGGGCGAACGACCGGCCGGACAGCCAGTCGACCTTTTGGGCTTCGGCCGTGGCCGAGAACCGGGCGTGCATCATGCCGCCGCGACCGACCAGGTCCGGCGTGCCGGCAGTCAACACGAGGGCCGTGGCCCCGACGTCCTGCGTCGAGTCGATGACGTACTTCGGTCGGACGTTGAAGTTGACCTTCGCGGTGGTCGTGGCCGCGAGTTCGTCGTCGTAGGCGGTGCCGAGGTAAAAATCCTTGTCGCCCGCCCCGATCGGCTCGTTGCACGTCGCCGCGTTGGCCGAGTGGTCCCACCAGATGGGCCCGCCCTGGATCCACACCTGGGACGAGGTCTTGGGGACGGTGAAGATGCCTTCGGTCTCGGCCGCGCCCTTCGCCCCGCTGGCGAGGTCGACCGGCAAGACCGCCGCCCGCCCGTCGGCGAGTTGCACGACTTCCCCGCCGGTGACGGCCGCGGTCGGGGTGTAGTCGAGCGTCGACCCGCAGTCCTGATACTTGATCGCTTCGGACATGACTCACACCTCGATAAAGGCCGGCGGTCGGGGAAGGA